AGCTCGGACTCGGCGATACAACGCAGTGTAACACTTGGACTCAATCTGCAACCAATGCCAAAACTGCATCAACTGGCGCTTCTCATAGTTTTTATTTGAATACATACGGGGTGTTGTATGCCACCGGTTACAACGCATACGGACAACTTGGTCTTGGCAACATGACACAGAAATTGTCATGGACGCAAACCGCTACTGGTGTTTCATCAATTGCATCCGGGCACTATCACTCTATTTACATCGATTCAGATGGGAAAGTATATACGACTGGTGTCAATAATCGTGGCCAACTCGGTAGAGGTGACAACATAAACAGTCTATCGTGGGTACACACAGCGTCAGGTGCTGTTGCCATAGCCGCTGCCGACCACAGTTTTTATCTTACAGCATCTGGCAATCTCTATGGATGTGGCAACAACGAAGCCGGACAACTAGGACTTGGCGATACAACAAATAGAACATCGTGGACTTTGTGCGCGACAAACGTCGCATATGTTTCTGCTGGTTATCAGCACTCCATGTATCTGTCTATGGATGGACACCTTTACGCCACCGGCTCGAATGCCTACGGACAGCTCGGACTCGGGGACACAACGCAGCGTAACACTTGGACTCAATTGACATGAGCGGCACGAATATAACATATGATAAGGCTTCCGAGGAGGCTATTTCGATGGGCCTGACGACGATGCAGGTCGTGGAGTGCATGCAGCTATCAAATGCATACGCGGGGACTAAGAGTTACGTCAATGCCCCTAATTCTATGACGGCAACGCTTGAGGACGGAGCGACGGTTGTTACTTTTACTCCAATCAACTATCAGGCGACGTATCCGAAGCTATCAACGACCGGCGTTCCAGAGTTCACAATATCCATAGACGGAGCCGATGCGGACCTGATAAACTTCATCAACTCATCTTATGCATCGAGGACCAAGACTGAGATAAGTCTGCGGACGTATGATGCAAGCAACACATCCGCGCCGATGGAACGCGGAGCCTTGACATTTGTCGCTGACACAATCTCGCTGAAGCAAATGAATGTTCAAATAAAAGGTTCATTCGCCAACATCAAGAACAAGCAAGCACCATCGGAGTTGTATACCAGTGAAAGATTTCCGTCACTTGGAAGCTGATATTGCGGCCCGATACATCGGGCGTCCATACGTTCCCGGAGGGCGCGGCCCGAACGGGTTTGACTGCGTCGGATTATGTCTATACGTTTACGGGCATGAGCTTGGCCTTGAACTCGACGAACTGTATTCCGCTGGGAACAAAATGCGCCGCATGGAAAGGCCAGCATCAATGTGCATTGTAGACATGAGGATGCCGACTGGTAACAGCCACGCAGGACTGTGGCTGAGTTCAGATGGCGGTGGAATCCTACATTGCATAATGCCGCTTGGAGTGATTTTCAGCAGGCTTAACGGGTTCGACGCAATAGGTACAACAATTCGCGGATACTACGGAGTAGCATGATAACGTTCACCGAAACAACCAAGTTCTTGGACGAAGAAGAGATTCGCAAGAATACTCGCATGTGGCAGTGTGATGTTGCGAACAACAGAATTACGATTGTTTCACATAAGCCAGAAGGTGGATACGACCGAATCGAGCAACCGCTGAACCACGATGGACCAATTACTATCAACTGGTTCGTAAATACATGCTTGGACCCGAAAATAGGACGATGCGCGTCCATGAATGGTCCAGAAAACTGGAAGTCCCGCATGAATGGAGACTGGGACAGACCGCTGCATGACGATGATGTTGTCAATCTCGTTCCCGCCGTAGGGGCGTTCTGGATGGTGGCATACTATGTCGTGATGGCAGTGATGATGCTCTATTCCATCTACCTGATTGCGACAATGAAGACGGGCGGGAATACCGGGGCGTCATCAGCCTATTCTCTGTCATCCATGCAGAACGAGAATCGATTGGGGAAACCAATCGAGCTACAGTATGGACGGCTGAAGAGGTTCCCTGCATATGCCGCCAAGCCGTATACGGTATACGAGAACAACAAACAGTGGCTGTACGCTGTATTTTGCTTGGGTCACGGCAAGTTTGACATCGAAAAATACGGGTTCGAGGACACCAATGCTGCCGACTTCCATGATGTAACCTTCAGCGTCATTCAGCCAAATGAAAGCCCGTCACTGTTCGACAACAACATTCTCACGTCATCGGAAGTGGCTGGTGGACTCGAACTCATACCCTACAACGAGGGCGACAGGTGCGGCGAGTCCGGAGCGTGGGAGGATGCTGGATATACCGGGCCCAACGGATGGAAAAGCTGGTATATGCCGTACGGGCCAAACGACGGATGGACAAACTGGTATAACGCCAATCCTACGGGCACTACCGCTACGCGACTGTTCTTCGACTTTGAGTTCACTAATGGACTGGGGCACACGAAGAAAAACGGAGATGCGCAGAGCTATCGAGTGCAATGGGAAGCCCAGTATCGCAGCGTGACAACAAACGCCGATGGAAGCGTTACCTACGGAACCCCTGTCACGTTGAGCTATTCCCAGCGCAAGGCCACAAACACCGCCCTTCGGTATACCGAGTTTGTTGATGTGTCAGCAGGGGTATATCAGTCAAGGGCGCGCAGGACCTCGATGCGCAACGAGCTGCACTCGGCTGCAGGCCAGAGGACGCGCGAGACCATCATGTGGACCGCCCTTCGTGCGAAGCTTCCAAATGTGTCATCGTTTGGAAATGTCACATGCATCATGATGAAGGCCGTTGCGCAGAATGGATTGACCGATTCTGCGGCAAAGCGATTCTTCGTCAAGGGTACGGCATACACCGATGTTTACAATACCACAACTAAGACATGGAGTCAGCAGGCGAACCGTAATCCAGTATGGGCAGCCTGTGATTTAATGAGGGCCAGCTACGGCGGCGGATATTCCGACGCGTATCTTGACCTAGACAATCTTGCCGTATGGGCACAGTGGTGTGACGATAACAAAGAGTATTTCGACTACTGCTTCGATTCAAAATCAGACATTTACTCGCAGATAGCCGTGTGCCTCCGCGTGATGAGAGCCGTTCCAGTATTCCCGCTGAACAAGCTGCGATTGATACGTGATGAGCCCGTTGAAATACCGACGCTGGTATTCACCAAGGAGAACATACTCAACGACAGCTTCCAGTTGCAGTACAAGGGCGTCACCGACGACGACTACGACGGATACAAGCTCTCATACACGGATGAAACTACCGACGATACTGAAACGGTCACATGCGTGCTGAATGGATATGCCGGTGTAAAACTCAAGAGCATGACCATACCTGGCATCACAAACCGAGAGCGTGCATATCAGCAGGGTATGCATGAGCTGTCTGTTGAGCTCGAAAACAGGGCTTCCATTTCATTCGAAACAAACCTAACTGGATGGACCGGATTACCCGGAGATGTGGCCTATGTCAATTATCCTATTTTCGGAGGAAACACATCTGGTTGCATCAAGGCCATTTCTGGAACGACGATACAACTCGATTGCAACGTCAACCTGAACAGCACCTACCCGAACATCCTGAAGATACGCAGCCAGCTTGACGGTTCGATTCTTGGCACATACTCGGCGCACTACGCCGAAGCCGAGAACTACAGCATGCTTGAGCTGGATTCTGCGCCAGATACTACTGGCATGGTGTTTTCTGACCCGCAAGCGTTGCCGATTTTCATCCTCGGTGTAGAAAATAGCCTAGCGAAGAAGGTTCGCATATCGTCGGCACAAAAGAAGGCATCTGGAATGTCGTTTGAAGTGTACATCGACACCGACGCGAGATTCTCCTACGAGGCATCGACACCAAGCACACCCCTGCCGAACGCGGCAGACCCGACTACGCCAGTCAATGGAGACACCATACTCGACTTCGATTCGTCCTATGGCATCGACGGTCCGATGCTGTTCGCATGGGATTCGGCGGAGAACCAGTATGTCTCTGCGCACGACGGCAACAAGGTGTTCAAGATAGATTCGACAGGCGTTCCAAGCGTGTTCGCAAGCGACATCGCAGGGGCCAGAAATCTGGCCATAGACGCCAGCGATAACGTTTATGTAGCGGCTAACGGAGTGTTCAAGATTTACAAGATAACGCCATCTGGCACAAAGTCGGTATTCGCCAGCGACGTAGGGTCTGTATATGACATGAAGTTCGATGACTCATGGAACCTGATTGTGTCATCCAACACCAACAATTGCGTTTACAAGATTGCACCCGACGGGACGAAGACCACGCTTGCGAGCGGAATCACAGGAGCATCAGGACTGCTGTGGAGCACCGACAAGACATACATTTACTGCTGCGGCCGGTCCGACGGGTGCGTGCACAAGATAAACGCATCAACCGGAGCCATGACGACCTTCGCCAGCGATCTCGGCGAAGTCTGCAACCTCGTATTCGATTCCGACGGAAACATGCTCGTGAGCCGCTATTACACGAGCGGCACTGACCTGACTGGTATCTGGAAGATAACGCCAGCAGGTGTCGTATCAATATATGCGAATATCAAGAGTGCGCACGAGATGACGATTAACGCCGACAACATCCTGTATGTCAGCTCGTATCTCGACGGGAAGGTCTACACGGTAAAACCGGCTGGAACGATTGGAACGCTGGCCACGGCGATTGACGGACCATACGGCATAGCCTTCAATC